ATGTCAGCTACTGTGCCTGCTATGAAAGTAAATGCAGGCTCAGGCGATAATATGATTCTAGATATGTATAACTCTAGTAATGTAAAAAGGATGGGGTTTGAGTATGATAACTCAAATATTAATTTCAATATCGTAGACAGAAATACAAACAAACTATTCACAGTGCGTGAAGGTGGTAACGTAGGTATAGGTGACGATACTCCAACATACAAACTAGACGTAGATGGAGCTATTAGAGCTACTGGTGACATTACTGCTACCTCAGACGTTAGAACTAAAGAGAACATTAAAACGATAGAGAACGCTTCTGACAAGGTTTCTAAGCTTAGAGGCGTATCATTCAATAAAATAGGTGATGATGCAAATAACATAGGTGTAATAGCTCAGGAAGTTGAGAAAATTATACCAGAAGTAGTGCATACTGATAATCAGGGAATGAAATCTGTCGCTTATGCTAACTTAGTGGGTTTACTAATAGAATCAAATAAAGAGCTTATAGAGTCAAATAAAGAACTACAGAAAAGAATAGAAATACTAGAATCTAAATAAATGGCTTTACAAACAAGTGGACCGATATCAATGAGTGAGATTATAGAAGAGGTTTTCGGCTCATCTAGTGGAACGTCATCACTATTAACCTGTGCTTCAGTTGCAGGTCTTGGAAGTGCACCTCAGTCTATGTCAGACTTTTATGGTTACGATAATGGAGCAGGGACAGCTATCACTGTATCTACTAGAGGGTTTACAAAGAATCACGCTTGTGGTCTTTCTGCTACATTCACTACTTATTACCACGACGGTAGTGGAACCTATCCTGCTTCAGGGGACTATGTGTACACTGATTCAGCAATGACTACAACCCCAACAAATGGTTGGTATCATCACGACGGTAATCGCTCAGTTAACTTAGTTTCTGGATTAGTTTTAAATGACGAAGCTTGCTAATTCGACGAATAACAATCCTACAAAGACGAACAACATAATAGACCCAATTAATGTAATGCTTGCATAGTAAAATTGTTTTTAAATAAACACTTATGAACCAGAAAGATAGAGAACAAATGACTAATTTTAAGACGAAAGTCGACGATTTAGCAAAGAAGCAGCAAAGCCTTAATAAGAAGGTTGACCGTATTCTTACAGTGTTACAGGATGACAGTTACAGTAACAGTACTGGACTAGTATCTGACTTTAATGAGTTGAGAGATGTAACTAAGGACCTACAGAAGCAGATGGTGCAGATGATGTATATTAATAGAAGTATCAAAAGAGTCTTCTGGTGGCTTATGGGTATACTAGGTTCTATATTAACTTTTTTAATTAATAACTTTTTTAACGAAAACTAAGATGAGACACATAAATAGAATTATACTACACTGTTCAGCAACTAGAGAAGGTCGTGATTATTCAGTAGACACTATTAGAGGTTGGCATATGCGTAAGGGTTGGAGAGATATAGGTTATCACTATATAGTACAACGTAACGGCAATATAGAAACTGGTAGACCAGTAGAACAACAAGGTGCTCATTCATCTAAGCAGAACAGAGGTTCAATCGGAATCTGCTATATCGGTGGTGTAGAAGAGAAAAGAGGTAAAAACGGTAAATGGATTGCTAAGGATACTAGAACAGAAGAGCAAAAGTCTTCATTACATTATTTCTTATGTGACTTAATGGAAAAATATCCTGACGCTACATTACACGGTCATAACGAGTTCGCAAGAAAGGCTTGTCCGAGCTTCGATGTACAGGAAGAATATAAAGATTTAATAGAATATTATGCCAGACAGAGAAAAGAAGAAAACTAAAATAGGTAGATTTTTGCAATCTATAAACTTCAAGAAAGTAGCTGAAGTTGTAGGTAACGTAGTTAGTGGTAACTGGAAAGCTGCCATAGATGTTATATCCGATAAAGACAACGGTATGACCGATGAAGAGAGAGCATTCGCTTTGACAGTTATGCAACTAGATATCCAAGAGATGGAGTCAGTTACAGAACGTTGGTCCAGTGATATGGCTTCAGATAGTTTACTAAGTAAGAACGTTAGACCTCTAAGTCTAATATTTTTAACTGTATTTACTATGCTACTAATATACTTAGACACTTTTACACCAGAGGTTTCTGTACCTTCTGAGTGGATTGATTTACTTAAATCTCTTTTATTAGGTATATATATTGCTTACTTTGGTTCTAGAGGACTTGAGAAGTATAAGTCCATTGGCAAATAAAATTAGCTAAGGCGTATACGTAAAAAGTAACTTCTGAGTAAATCACTAACTGAACTCTAAAGAAGCTTGACTCTCAGAGTATCTTGACTCTAAAAGTAACTTCTACTAAAGAAGCTTGACTCTATAGTAAGTTAGATTTATGTAAGTTAGTTTGATACAAAGTGTTGCGAAGGTACGTAAAATTTTTGACATACGCAAGTTTTTTGACAGTTATTTTTAAAACGTGACAAATTGTCCTAAATATTGTTTTTAAATAAAGTCAGACATTACAATTCAGATGCACAAGGTGGCTAGGTTTTTAGTAGGGTTTTATCCTAGTCACTGCATCTACTTATATCTACAAAATGGCTAAAAAGAAAACGCTTAAATACTGGAAAACTAAAATAGACAAACCATTTCACGAGTACATTAGACGAAGAGATGCTGACAATGAGTCAGGTTACTGTCAATGTATATCTTGTAAAAAGCCAATTCACTTCACAGAGTCAGATGCAGGTCACTTTATATCTAGAGGTCAACTAGCTACTAGGTGGGACGAGCGCAATGTAAATGCTCAGTGCAGGAAGTGTAATAGGTTCGAGTATGGGCGTCAATTCGAATATTCTTTAAATATAGGTACTGAATTAGCAGAGACTTTGCTGCAGGATTCACGTCAAATCTTTAAATTAATGGAGCACGAATACCTTGAAATCTTTGAGTCCTTCAGAGATAAATTAGCAGAAATAAAAAAAATACAAAATTTTTAGTAAAAAGTTTGGTGGTTAATAAATAATGTGTATCTTTGTAGTGTCAATAGGATTATAAAAAAAAGTGTTAAAAAACTTGCACAGTAATATTATTTTACATATATTTGCATTAAACAATTAAACCCTTAAACTATGTTAACAACAGACCAAGTAAATGAGCGAATGAGTAATAAGCTAGAAGCTAAGTTATTCTTTGCTTATAAAGACCTAGAAGAGATAGAGCTTAAAATAGAAGGAGTTATTCCTGCTCTAGTAGATGTAGACACTTTAATGAAAGCTCAGTTATCTGCACTAAATGAGATTCAGGTCCTCACTAGAATCTATGAGCTTATCGAAAACAGTATAGACCTTATTAATAAACCCTTAAATAAATAATTATGATTGAAGCATTAGTTAAAATTCAAAACGAAATTAAAGCTCCTAAGAATCAGTACAATTCTTTTGGAAAGTATAAATACAGAAACGCTGAGGATATATTCGAAGCAGCAAAACCTATCTGCTTTAAGTATGGTGTATTCCTTAGTATCTCTGACCAAGTAATCGAAGTAGCAGGTGAGTTATTTGTAGAATCTACTGCAACTATTACAGACGGTGAGAAAGTAATCAACGTAAAAGCTCAGGCAGGTTTAGACCTTAACAGAAAAGGTATGGACAAAGCACAAGCTTCTGGAGCTTCTAGTTCTTATGCACGTAAATACGCTCTAGGTGGTCTATTCTTATTAGATGACACTAAAGATGCAGATGCTACTAACACGCACGGTAAGTCAGCAAAGCCTGCTCTAGTAGAAAACTCTGAAGCTTACCTTAAAGTAGTTACTGCACTTAAGTCTGGCAAAGCTACTATGTCTCAAGTTGAGTCAAAGTATAGTGTATCACCTGAATTAAAAAATAAATTAAAATAAATACAAAAAAACTTGCATACGTCAATTATATTTCGTATGTTTGTACAATAATTAATATAAACCTTAAAAATTAAAATTATGAGTTCAATTATCACAATCGGATTAAACAAAGAAAAACTTACATTCAACGACAAAGGATGGGCTAACATTACAGTATTCGTAAACGACGATACTAACCAGTACGGTCAAAACGTATCTGCTTCAAATGAGCAATCTAAAGAGCAGCGTGAAGCTAAAGAAGCTAAACAATACGTTGGAAATGGTCGTGTAGTATGGACTAGTGACGGAACTATAGCAGCAGCTGACAAAGTAGAACGTCAGACAGAAGCTAGCGAACAGTCATTAGCAGGGCGTGAGACTCCTGACTTACCTTTCTAAGTAAAACCCACAACAGGGCAGTTTTAATCGGCTGCCCTTTATTATTCTCACTAAAAAAAACTCCCTTATGTTAACAGATATAAATAAATTAAAAGAAAAGCTTTACGATGTAAAGTATGATAGAATAGAGCAGGGAATGGGCTTAGATATTGAAGAGATAGACCAATATTTAAGATACAAGAAAGGTGCATTTAATATATGTGTAGGACACGCTAATACAGGAAAGACTACTGTCATCTTGTTTATGATGTTAGCCTACGCAATGAAGCACGATTTGAAATGGTTAATATTTTCATCTGAAAACTCAGACTATAGCATAGCTAGAAAACTTCTAGAATTTAGAACAGGGAAGCCTATTCAACAAATACCAGATGCGAAGATTGAGAAAGAGATGGAATGGATTAATGACCACTTTAGAATCATACAAGTAGACAAACTGTATTCAGCTAGAACGTTAATGGCAGAAGCGAAACAGATTCTAGATGTATGGCACTATGACGGTTTACTAGTTGACCCTTATAACTCACTTATAAAGGACCCTGCATTACTTAGGTCCGTAGGAGGTCACGAGTATGACTACCAAATAGCTTCAGAGCTTAGATTATTTTGTAAAGAAAACAATGTTTCACTATGGTTAAATGCTCACGCAGTTACAGAAGCCTTAAGACGTAAACATCCTGCAGGTCACGAATTTGAAGGATTACCTCAGCCTTGTAGTATGGCAGACGTTGAAGGTGGTGGAAAATGGGGTAATAGAGCTGATGATGTAATATCGGTTCATAGATATACTCAAAGTCCAGACAGATGGATGGTCTCAGATATTCACGTCGTAAAAGTAAAAGAGACGGAAACTGGAGGACGCCCTACTAGTATGGATTCACCTATAAGCCTAAGAATGATGGCAGGTAATGTATCGTTTACGGTAGCAGGTAAAGATGTTATAGACCACTCAGCTAGCGAAGAGCCTTCACCTAACTTAAAATTCTAATAAAATGAATACTAATAAAGCACTTACATTATTATCCCAGTACCATTCAGAGTACATAGTTATGGCTAAAGCTATAGCAGGTAATAACTTAGAGGTCATTAATTATGCAGAAGACTTCGTTCAGGAAGCATATTTAAGACTGTCACGTTATGATGATTTATATGACAAAGTAGTAACTAAAGACAAAGTGTCTAAAGGCTATATGTTTTTTGTACTAAGGTCTATAATTCTAAATGCAATTAAAAAGAAGTCTAATCTTAAGTTTAGTCACTTAGGGGACCAGTATGACTTCGAAGAGAAATTCAACTGGATTGACCACGGTATGGATAAAGACAAATTAGGTACTGAGGCTATAGAAGCTAAAATGTACGAGGTCCTTAAAGAGCACGCTAAATGGTGGGATTATAAGCTATTTGAAACTTACCTAACATCTGGCAAATCATTCAGGTCAATAGCAGAAGAATCAGGAATAGGTATCAGGACTATATATCTATCTATAAAGAAATCAAAGTTAATCATTGCAGAAAAGTTGTTTGAAGATTATCAGGACTATCTCAATGGTGATTACGATTTAATTTAAAAAAAAGTGTTAAAAAGTTTGGATATTACAAAAATTGTATTATCTTTGTATCAATTAATAATTAAACCTTAAATTATGGAAAAATCAATTAATGAAAAAGTATTCGAATTATTCGATACTGGAGTTAAAGCAGGTAAGATTGCTCAGAAGCTCAGAATCAAGAAAGCAGTAGTACTAGATATTCTAGGCGAAGCAGGCAAAGAAGAAGGTCTAGGTGACATCATAACTAAAGTAACAGAAGTTACTGGTATAAAGGCAGTAGTTGAAGCAGTCGTAGATGATTGTGGTTGTGCAGCCAGAGCTGAGAAACTTAACAAAATGTTTCCACGTCGTAAACTAAATGACTTATCTAATGAGCACTATAAATTCTTAAAGGGTTTCTTTGCTAAGAAAGTATATTCAGTAAACAGACCTATTCAGTTAAAGCTTATAGAGATATACAATGCTGTATTCTCAGCTAAGAGAGTAGTTTCTAACTGTTCCCCTTGTGTAGCTAAAGTAGTATCTGACTTAAAATTAGTTTATGAAGGAGCTAACAACTAAGAAGCTTAAGAAAATGAGTAAAGCAGGCTTAATCAGTTTAGCTGATGAGCTTGCAACTCGTTTGCAGTGGTTACATTCTACTGGTAAGAACGAGACAGACCCTGAGTCTTATAAAAGACTAGCATCGGAACTATATCACGTATCCGAATTAATAGAAGAAAAGATTAAACATAAAGTAAAAAACAATTATTCTAAAAACCAATAAGATGGAATTTAAAAACCTAAGTAAAGACGACAAAGCTCTAATAGTAGCAGCTTATAATAGAGACGTATCTAAGACAGATACTCAATCTAATTTAGCTTCTATGTTTGGAGTTACGACTAGAACTGTTAGAAAATGGGCTAAGAACCTAGGACTAACTGGAGCTGAGTTATCTAGTGACTTTAAGATTTTAATATATGATATTGAAACTTCTAGAATCAAAGCTAATGTATGGTGGACTGGTAAGCAGTACGTAGGACATAAGCAGTTATGTTCAGAGCCTAAGATTATATCTATATCATACAAATGGTTAGGTGAGGACAAAATACACGCTTTAACGTGGGATAAGAACCAATGTGACAAAAAGATGCTAGCTAAATTCTTAGTTAAGTATAATGAAGCTGATATGTTAGTAGGTCAAAATAATGACAGATTCGATAACAGATGGGTTAATGCTAGAGCTATGAAGCACGGATTAGTATTTAATACTTTTGTTAAGTCATTTGATATTATGAAGCAGACTAAGAGACTATTTAGATTACCGTCCTACTCAATGGACTACATTACTAAGTTCCTTAACGTTGAAAATAAACAGACTCACGAAGGAATTAAGATGTGGGATATGATTCAAGAAGGTAATAAGAAGCAGCAGAAAGAATACCTCAAGAAGATGGTTGACTATAACGTAGGTGACATTGTATCTACTGAGGCTATGTACGTAAAGCTTAGAAAGTATATGGGTCATAAGGTACACTTCGGAGTACTAGCAGGCAAGCCTAAGTTTAGCAGTCCTTCTGACGGTTCTACAGATATTAAGCTAATAAAGACTACAGTAACTGCAGCAGGGACCTTACAGTATATAATGCAGAGCAATACTGATGGCGTACAGTTCAAACTTAATAACACTGCATATAAGCAATTTTTAAACCAATAATAACAATGGGGGTGTAAAAGCCCCCTTTAATAAAACTAAACTATGACAATTACATACGATGCCTTACTAGAGAAATACATTGACAATTTAGAAGCAGAGCTTAAGACTGATTTATTAGATAACCCACCATTTGCTCAGCAGGATTATGCACAGCAGAGAAAAGATACACCTGTATTCTCTGGAGTACTTAACTACTTCCCTGACGCTATTAGAGCAGTAGCTAGATGTTCTAAGGTAGGTAACGACCAACACAATCCAGATAAGCCTTTACACTGGGACAGAAGTAAATCAGGCGATGAGTTAGATGCATTGACTAGACACTTATTAGAAGCAGGCACAATAGACACTGACGGAATTAGACATTCTGCGAAAGTAGCTTGGAGGGCTTTAGCTAATTTACAGAAAGAAATTGAAAATAATTCATAATAAATTTGCATAGTATGTAAATAAGTGTTATATTTGTGTAATAATAATAATAATAAAAACCTTAAATAATAAAATTATGAAAAAAGTATTAAGAAGATTAATCGTAGTAGGATTGTTAACATTTGCAGTAGCATCTTTATTTAGTTGTGAGATAGTGGACCCAGTAGATGATACAGAGACTAGAGATTATAGTAGTGAATTAGCAGATACGTGGATTAGATTAAGACGTACTAATAACGGTGATACTATAAAAATGATATTAGATGCTGATGGTAGCTATACTAGAATAAGAGTAAAGCCAATAGGTGACACTAGAATACTACAGGCAGGTACTTGGTTTAGTTCTGGGAATATTATATTTTTTGACTTTCAAAACAGACAGGGAGTACAAGGTCATCATAACTCATTCCTAGTAGTAAATGAAACTTACTTAACTATAAATGTAGATGAGAACTGGATTAGAGAGTCTGAGTTGTTAGGTCACAATAGATAATCTAAAAATATTTTAAGACTTAAGTCACTGTAAATCAGTGGCTTTTGTCGTTTATATAAAAATAATTAAAAAAAAAGTAAAAAAAGTTTGGATAATACATTTATTATGTTGTATATTTGTATAGTCAATAAGGCACAAAATAAAAACTTAGAAATTATGACTTTAAATCAAATGATTGAATCGGACTTCATTACTGAAATGATTAACCAAGAGAACAGAGACCTTGCAGCAGCAGGTTGGACTATTAAAGATGTCAAAGCTATGGCGTCATTCATTACAGACTTTAACAAACAATAATTATGAAAATCAATATATCAAAAACTACAGTAGTCATTGCAGCTATGACTTTAACGCTAGCTATCGAATGTTTACATTTTTACGGATTTAGAATAATATTAATATAATGAACTATACAGAAATTTACAATCAAATAGATACAAAGCTAGACTTTGACTATTGGCAGGACGAAATCGAATTATCAAACATTTTAAATAAAATCAGTTATGACAGTAATTAAGAAGCATTTAAAGAAAGCAATAATCTACAGAAGATTTGTAAGAATGGGATTCCATTTTAAATACAAGCAGACAATGTACATTATAGACCTAATCAACTTAATAGTATATTCATTAATCGCTTCAGCAGTATTGTTGGCACTACACATTATATAATATGAACATAAAACTCTTAAATCACGAAATAGTTAACCTAGATGAGTACCTAGACAATATGGTATCAGATGAGTTCTATTATAACTTCCTTAACTTAGACAAGGCTTTATCGTATAGCTCGCTTAAATGGCTTCTAAAGAGCCCTAAGTGGTTCGCACATATGAAGAAAAAAGGAATGACAGAGTCTCAGGCATTAAGAGACGGTAAGCTCGTCCATACTCAGATACTGGAACCCCAAAAGTATGACCAGTTCACGTTCGTAGATACATCATCTAAAAACACTAAGAAATGGCAGTTAGCAAAAGAGACTCACGGTCCTGATATGACTTACACACTTAAAGAAAAGTATATGTGTAATAGAATATCCACTGCATTCTTACAAAATGACACTTGCGTATCTTTCTTAAAAGGAGCACAGACAGAGGTCCCTGCTTTAGTTGAGATAGAAGGTCTAGCTATAAGAGGTAAGGCTGATATATTAAAAGAGGGTCAATACGTAGCAGATGTTAAGACTACTAATGACGGTCTAAAAGACATAGAACTATCTAACGGAGGTGTAAAGAATCAATTTGCTTACACTATCTCTAAGTATGATTATGACCTACAGGCTTACTTATATACTCAACTATATGAAGTACCTGACTTCTACTGGCTAGTAGTAGACAAAACAACCACTGACATCGGAGTATTCAAAGCTTCTGAACAGACACTAGAATTAGGTAGATTAAAACTAGAAGCAGCATTATCTTTATACGATGCATTCTTTGTAGAAAACCTAATAGACTTATCACAATATCACAAATCAGCAACAATATAAATTATGGACCAAGATTTAGTAGTATTAAATTATGAAGCAGCACTCTTATCACTATCAATAGGATTACCTGCAGAGGATATGATTGAGATGATGGAGGAGCACGCTTCAAACGATGACTTAGAAATAGCTCAGGGATACAAATTAGCCCTAGAAGACTATCTAAGTAAAGAAAGAACATTTAACTGTAAAGTAAACCCAGTAATAGAATAATATGAATTTAGCAAAATTACAGGCACAAGCCGACCAAGACTATATACTAAAAGTTCTTAAAGAATGGTCCGACAAATCACAGGACCCTAAGCTTAAAGAGTTAACTATGTCACAGATTAGACTATTTACTTATATAAACTCACTAGAGTTAGAAGCATATAGCTTCAATAAGATTATAAGTGACTTTAGGTCCAATAACAATAGAGCTATAATAAGAGCTCGTAAGGCAGAAGAGACTAGGGATGTATTACAAGACAAAGTAATAGATTTAGAAAAAAAGCTTAAAATATTTGGTGGTTAAATAAATAACTAATATATTTGCATTATGGCACAGACAAAAAAACAATCGATAATTGAGGTAATAGCCAACACAGTAGTAGGCTTTGTTATCTCTGTAATGGTATCAGTAGTATTATTCCCTTTAATGGGTATACCTGTCACCTTTGGTGAAAACATAGGTATCACTACTATATTCACAGTAATATCAATAGTAAGAAGTTTTATAATGAGACGTATTTTTAATAAACTACACAAGTAATGAACAAAGAAGAAAACAGAAAAGAAAACAGATGGTTTGCAATAAGAGTAATACTATTACTAATATTCGGACTACTAGCTAATCTAATTATAGAAGCTCAGAACGAAGACTGGATACAACCACCTTTTGAAGGCTACTACAAGCTATATAAGACTAGACTAAACAAAGCAGGGATAGAATTACCTGTGGACTACGTAGCTATTAGGTATAACACTAATCTCAAGTATACTCCTTACTTAGGTGTTGCTAGAGGGATGTGGATGCCTACAGTAGTTAACGTTATTATCTCAGAGCGTTGGAATACTTATCCTATGGCTGCTAGAATGTGGGTTATCTTTCACGAACTAACTCACGACATATTCAATATAGAGCACGGAGAGATTGATTTGATGCAGGCAGGACTACCTGAATGGTTAGAGTCTTGGGACGTAGATGAGGCAATGGACCAACTTGTTCGATTCTTAAAGAAAGATTATGACTGGGACAGAGTAAAAGAGGACAGAAGTGCCTTAGGTCAAATGACTAAGTAGTACGCTAATATGTTTAGATTGTTTTTAAATAAAGGCAATTAATCAAGATTAAGCAAGATGACACGACTACTACTTTCACTGGCTATAATGGCAATCATAGGAATGGCAACTGATATAAGTAGATTAGAGAATCGAGTCTGTGAGGTAGATATGAAGATTAGGTATGCAGTAATAGACAAAGAGCTGCAGCCTTATGTAATAGAGTTTGATAGAGTTATACAAGAGTCTGGAATAGACCCTGAGTATGGCTCTTTAGTGGTTATACAGTTCAGACAATTAAGACAAGGACTATTAGGTATAGCTCACGGAATGAATCACAACGTAACGCTAATAGATATAAACAGCAGAGAATGGTTTAAGCTTTCTGTTCAAGACAAAAGAATGGTTATCTTTCACGAGATGGCTCACGATGTATTTAACTTAGAGCACGGTAGCACATTATTAATGATGCCTACTAAGCCACAAGTATTAACTAAGCAGTATGTAGATGACTGCATAAGATTACTTATAAAACACTTAAAAAATGGCAGGTAAAAAGAAAGAAGATAATAGAGACTACAGTAGCAACTGGGGTGGTCCTAGAGATAACTCAGGACGTCCTAAGCGTGAATACATAGAGAACGTTAAAGAGATACTTTCAGAGCACATAGACCAGTCAATGGTTATACAGAAGCTAGAAGAGCTTATTCAGAATGGTGACTATAGAGCTATTGAAATGTTTATGAAGTATGTACACGGAACTCCTAAACAGATAATGGATATCAATACTACTGGCGAGGTTGACCTCAACGTAACGCTTAAAGGATTAATATCATTTGATGAGTAATGATTAAACTAAGCCCTAAATACAAGCCCTTATTTGTCAATGATTCTAGATACTATATAGTAACTGGAGGACGTGGTTCATCTAAGTCATTTAGTATCGCTACTATGATACTCCTGCTCACATACGAGAAAGGACATAATGTGCTATTCACACGTTATACTATGACCTCAGCATCTACTTCTATTATACCTGAGATGACTGAAAAGATAGAGCTTCTAGGATTAGATAGGGACTTCACTGTTAATAAGACAGATATTACTAATAACATTACTGGGAATAGAATATACTTCAGAGGTCTTAAGACTGGTTCTGGTAATCAAACTGCAGCCCTTAAGTCTTTGAATGGTATTACTACTTGGATACTGGATGAGGCTGAAGAGATGCCTGATGAATTACTATTTGATAAGATTGATTTATCTGTAAGGTCTAAAGATGCACAGAACAGAGTTATAATGGTCCTTAACCCTGCTACTAAGGCTCACTGGATATATAATAGATTCTATGCTAATAGAGGGCTAATAGGAGGTGAGAACGTTACTAAGGACGATACTACTTATATACATACATCTTACCTAGATAATGAGAAACACTTAGACGAGACATTCCTGAATAATGTGGAACGAATGAAGATAGAGAGACCAGAAGAGTATAAGGCTCAGATATTAGGTGGATGGCGTGCAGTTGCTGAGGGTGTTATATTTACTAACTGGGAGCTTAAAGACTTTAATCCTAGTGGTCATCATTACGGAATAGGTATGGACTTTGGATTCTCTAACGATGCGACTGGAGCTACATTAATAAGTATAGACGTTAAGCGTAAAGAGATATACTTGAAAGAGCTTATATACCAGACTGGAATGGTTACATCGGATATAGCACAGAGCTTACTAAAGCACGGTAAGGACACGCTTACTATTGGTGATTCAGCAGAGCCTAGATTACTTCACGAACTTAAGCACAGTTATGGTCTTAATATAAAGCCTAGTATAAAGGGTCAGGGTTCTATCAACTTAGGTATAGCACTTATGCAGGAGTACAAGCTATATGTTCATCAAGGGTCTAAGAACCTCATCACAGAGCTTAACAACTATGTATGGAAGGAAGGCAAAGACGTTGCAGTAGATGACTATAATCACTTATTAGACGGAATTAGGTACTTTGTTTCTTATCATTTATCTACTCCCAACAGAGGTAAATACTTTATTTCTTAAAATAATTACATTTTTATTTGGTGGTTAGTTAAATAGTTCATATCTTTGAAGTGAACAAATACTTATATTATGAATCACGCTAACGAAAGATTAACTCAAAGAATACTAAATAAGACTACTCTAGACGTAGTTAAAGAAGGAGCTACTGCTCAATATACTAAGATAGGTGAGTATAACCTAACACAATTAGTTAAGGACCAGATAGTTAGTAAGGTAGATGCTATTAGAGCTAAAGACTTCGGTACTAGAGACTATGGTGTATTGGTACACAACTTTGGTAAGGTAGTATCATTACACGATTCAGAAGGTGAGTCTAACGGTGATTCACTATATTGTATAGTACGTAATAACGAGATATTCACTATCTGCTTTGTTAAGTCCTACACATCATTCGGTAGCTTAGAACAGAAGCTTAGAGTAGATGGAATAGTAAAGAAACTAAAGAATTTTAAAAAAAGATAGTAAAAAGTTTGGTATATCCAAAATAAGTATTATCTTTGAATAAATATTAAAACCTATATTATGTTAAAAGTATTAGTAGTAAACGGTGACAGATACCTTATCAACGAATCATCACTAGCAGTAGATGACGTAGCTAACGACATTATAAATTCATACCCTTCAGACGCAGTACTAGACTTCGATGAGGTTCGTATGTCAGACCTAACTAGAAATGTATAACCCAATAATAATAAATATGGACTCATATCAAAGATACGTTCAGGCACGTGTAGAAGCCCTGCAGAAAGAAAACGAGAAACTATTAGAAGAGAACAAGAACCTAAAATTATTCATCCTTAAAACAAAATTAAAATGAACTACATTCAATTCAAATACAACCAACTACTTGAGAACCTCAGCATAAGACCATATAAGACAGTAACACTAGATACTGGATTAATCGTGGACCATTACAGAAACGGTAAGTTAATTGCAGACAAACGCATAACGAGAGGACGTAAGAAATGACTAGAGAACAAATGAAAGCTATGTCTTGGGCTCTAAATGGTGAACACTTAAAGGTATATCCTGTACGTACTAAGGACCATTACAACGCTACAGTAGTAGCAGGTGGTAAGCCTAAGAAAGTCTCACTGTGCTATGTTAAACTCTGCATAGAGATAGGTAACGGTAAGCACGTTGGCAAAGATACCTATAAGCAGGACCTACAAATGACTAACAAAATATTAGAAATATACACACATTACTACAAACAAAGAAAACAATGAAAGTAAACCCAAACACTACAGTAACTCTAACGTCAATACGTAAAGACTATTATAACTTCAGCATAGGTACTACAATCATAGGTACATTCGAACGTTCAGAGCTTAGACATATAATAGAGCAAATGGATAATAAGATTAGTATATGAAATATAAAGAAAGAAACCTGATGACAGAGCTGATGCTACTGTCTAACACTGAGATATATGAAGCTAGCGACCAGTATAGTTCATACGACTGTTACAGTTCTAAAGCTATTATAGAGCTTAAGATTCGTGATAAGTACTATCCAACTAAGATGATTGAGTTAGACAAGATGGTTAGATGTACTGAGATAGCTAAAGATATGAATAAGGACTTTGTATACGTAGTTAAGGACCCTCAAGGTATTCATTACCTCAACATTACAGAGAATCTATCTAAGATACTACAGAGACCTGCTGTGAGAATAGCCTGCCCTAAGACTACTGAGTTCAGTAACAATAATAAGGTAGATAAATTAGTATA